TTGTTTTAGTTGGGAGTCCTTCTGAATCGCCTCCGCCCCAATATCTGTTTGAAAGAATTCCTGTGATTTTTCCGGCTTGTTGTCCCTTCCAAGCAATATCAACATGTATGTCTCTATTTTTCATATAACCTCGTCCTATTCCAATACCAGTACAGCCTGCATTCGCACAAGCCTGGACAAAATTTAACATTATTTCAAGGTCATCTTTATTAGTTGCATATAGTTCTTTGCCACCCATCTTATCTAAGTAGAGTACTACATCAGCACCGTAGCCTTTGTCGTGTCTGTTAGACCCTGTTCTATTTTTACGATTAACTCCGCCTTGGTTCTTTGGAACTTGTCCACCGCTAGTAATTAAAACATCAACTTTTGCTGTTGCTGCTGCACCTTCTATAATACTGTATAATTCTTGTTGTATAGGCAAAGACCTAAAAGTACCAGCATTGCCATATTTAACTTTGCCAGTAGCACTTCCTGTCTTAACTGAAAACGCACTAAACGGTGCATCAGGAAGTGAAACAATAGTTCCTTCTGGAGTTGTAACAACTTCTTTTCCTCCGTAACCTGTAGGTTTGTTTTGTGTAGTTCCTACTCCGCCTAGATACCCGCCAATAGCAGCGCCTGCTGATTGCACAGATGCATATGTAGTAGGATTTACATTTACCCAATTTGTAGGATTTGCAAGTTCTCCGTTAATTTGATCTAACTGCCCTGAACTCTTAAGAGCTTCCATTTTCATTGCATGTTGTGCAATATTTGCAGGGTTGTTAGCTACGGTATCTGCTTGTCTCATATACACGCCTTTAGTGTCAGTATCTAATCTATCTGCAATGATACGCATATCATATTGTATATCTTCAAATATAGATGCTATTTCTCTAAGACATGCTTGGTGTGCTAAATCATGGTCAATATGAACGTGATCCGGAGGACTACTACCCGGATCAGTATCAATGTCTGTATGATTAACCGTGGTTTGGCCAGTACCTTCAACGGTCGCTTCTTCAAAAATATTGCCGGGTCTTGCAGCCATGGTAGTCCTCGCTTTATATTACTATATATTTAGCCGAGGTTTTAGACCATTTGAATATTGCTGGTACTCGTAGTGTATTGTTTTGCGATATCTGATTCTGTTTTAGCAATACAACTTACTGTTGATGCTAAAACATTAAATTTAGCATCAGGTGATACGCTGTACATGTATGGTGCTAGGCCTAGTCCTTGCTGTTGCATAACTAGTACCATAGGTTTATGTAGTGTAAATTTTGTATCTGATTCATCTTCAAGACGAGCAACAATCTCTTCGCCTGAGCTTAGTTTTAGAGACACGGTGTCTCCGTTTTTATATGGGGTTTCAATTAACATATTATAAAGTGTATCCTGTTCCGTTATATCCGGTGTTATCAATGTATTCTATCATTTGCTCGTAGCCGCCTACACTTGTTCCGCTTATCTTAATTTGCGGAAATGTTCTTGCTGTAGGAAACTGTTCAAACAATTCTTCACGAGTAAAATCTGTGTCCAGTGTATAGTACTCAAATTTTAGATTATACTTTTCACAAAATGCCTTTGCCTTTGTACAACTTGGACATGCTGGCTTACCGTAAATTTCAATCATAATGAAAAGCCTTTCAATGAATCCTTGTCTACATCTTGTTTGATGCCGCCAATAATATAAGACTCTACTTCTGTCTCTTGTGGAGCAACTTGTAGCCCTGAGCTACTTAACCAATGTGTAGTCCAAGGAAGAGGGTTAGTATTTACTGGTTGATCAAATATTGCATTGAACCCCAGCGCCTTTAGTCTACGGTTTGCAATGTACTCCACATATTGATGTAATAATGTGCTGTTGAGTCCAATCATAGAACCGTCTTTGAACAGATAGTCTGCCCAATCTTTTTCTTCTGCAACACACTCGCGCCACAGATCATAAACTTCTTCTTCGCACTCTTTTGCAATCTTAGCCATCTCTGGATCGTCTTTGCCTTGCGCCCACAATTTCAATACGTGTGTGCTTAGTGCTAGGTGTTGTGCTTCATCACGAGCAATAAGACTAATAATCTTAGCTGAGCCTTCCATTAGCTTTAGTTCGCCGAAGCCAAACGTACATGCAAAACTTACATAGAAACGTAAGCCTTCTAAAATGTTTACAGTTTGCATTGCAAGATACATTTTCTTTTTTACATCTTTCATGCTGCCTTCGCCACGATGGAAATATGCATCAGCTGCATCGTTAAATGCATCGTAGTGTTTAGTTACACTTTCTGCTCGTGCAATAATTTTCTTATCATCTAGAATAGTATCAAACACTTCTGCAGGATCAGCATACACGTTCTTCATAATGTGTGTATAACTACGTGAGTGAATTGTTTCAAAGAAATCCCAAGTAACAATACATCCTTCTAGTTCCGGAAGTGAAACATGCGGCAAAAATGCTAGGCACGGTCCACGTCCTTGCACACTGTCAAGCAGTGTTTGATATTTTAAATTAGCAGTAAAGATATGTTTCTGCTCTGGACGGAAGTTAGCAAAATCCGCTCTGTCTTTTTGTAGACTTACTTCTTCTGGGCGCCAAAAGTATCCAAGCATAGTTTGATTTAGTTTATCAAATACTGGGAACTTAAACACATCATAACGCTGTGTATTTTGATCTGCACCAAAGAACATATTCTGTTTGGTGAAGTCTACTTTTTCTTTATTAAAAACGGTCTTTGCCATTTGCTTTCCTCTGTATATCTGTCTTACTATACCAGTATAGTAGTTCTATGCGGTTTTGTCAACCATTAAATAGCGCATGCCTCGCACTCTTCGTCATCTTCTGTTATTTGTGAAGGTTGTAATTCAACCTTCGGCTGTTCATCTTCTAATTCACTTGGATCAGTTTTGTAATCGTAAGTGTTCTGGTAGTAAGATGTTTTCCAACCATACTTGTATGTGTTTAACAAATCTTTTATCATTACACTCATTGGTACTTCATTATTTTCAAACTGCGTAGGATTATAACTCCAATTTCCTGATATGGCTTGATCAAAAAACTTCTGCATAACTGCAACAACATTAATATAACCTTCATTGTTTGGCATATCCCAAAGCAAAGAATAATAATTTTTTAATGTTTGATACTGCGGAACAATCTGCTTAAGAGGCCCTTTCTTTGACTTCTTAACGGACAAGTAGCCTCTAGGTGGTTCAATTCCGTTTGTGGCATTTGACACAACAGAACTGCTCTCCGATGGCATTTGTGCGGACAAGGTCGAGTGGCGTAAGCCATGCTCCCTGATATCATTGCGTAAGCTATCCCAATCATAATTTAATTTATTCTCCACTACTGTGTCAACATCTGTCTTATAGGTATCAATAGGAAGGATGCCGTCTGCATATTTAGTACGCTCAAAGTAATCACATGCGCCTCTCTCCTGCGCTAAATTGTTGCTGGCTTTAAGCAGATAGTATTGGAACGCTTCAGTTAAGTCATGTACTAACTTCCATGCTTCTTTATCACTATATTGTACTTTATTCTTAGCAAGGAAGTGCGCTAGTCCAATGTAGCCTATACCTAATGAACGTCTTGCTTTTGTGCTAATTTCAGCTGCCTTGATTGGATACTTTTGATAATCAATAATTTCTTCTAATGCTCTAACTGCTAAATCGCACAATTCTTCTAAGTCGTCTAACTGTCTAATAATGCCAACGTTAATTGCTGACAAAATACATAATGCAATTTCACCTTCTGGATCATCAATGTGTGTTAAAGGCTTTGTTGGAAGTGTAATCTCTTGGCACAAGTTGCTCATGTATACTGTATCTTTAAATGAACTGTGCGTGTTACAATGATCAACATTCATAATATAAATGCGTCCTGTTTCTGCACGTTCTTTAACTAGAGCAGAAAACAATTCCATAGCTGGTATAGAACGTTTTTTAATACTTGTAGCACGTTCATACTTTTCATAAAGCTCTTGGAACTTGTCTGCATCACCAAAGTATGCTTCATATAGTCCAGGCACATCGTGTGGTGAGAAAAGGGTTATATCTCCGCCGGATAACAATCTTTCATACATTGTTTTGTTTAATTGTATGCTGTAGTCTAGCTTACGTACTCTATTGTCCTCTGTGCCTTTGTTGTTCTTTAGCACAAGGATGTCTTCAATCTCTTGATGCCAAAACGGGAAGTGTGTTGTAGCACTGCCGCCACGTACACCGTTTTGTGTACAACAACGTACAGTTGACTCGAACTTCTTTAGAAACGGGACAATACCTGTGTGTGCTACTTCCCCGCCCCTAATTTTTGAATTAACGCCTCTGATTCTTCCCGCATTGATGCCAATTCCTGCTCGTTGGGCCGTATAGCGTCCAATAGCCATGTCACTGGCAAAAATACTATCGAGAGTATCGTCACTGTCAACAAGAACACAACTAGCAAACTGGCGAACAGGGGTACGCACACCAGCCATAACGGGTGTCGGTATGTTGATCTTAAATAATGAGGTCGCATCATAGTATCTCCTTACGTAATGCATACGTGTTTCTTTTGGGTAGTTAGCAAACAATGTTGCTGCGATCATCATGTACATCATTTGAGGAGTTTCAAAAATTTCTCCAGTAGAACGATCCTGACATAGATACTTGTCAACTACTTGACGTAGTCCAGCATAAGTAAAGTTCTCATCTCGCTTGTGCCGAATGTAACTGTCTAATGTTGCAATCTCGTCTGCTGTGTATGACTCTAATATAGCTGGGTCGTATACCTTACGCTCAATATTACTATTAATATTTTGCTGTAATGTAATAGCATTGTACTCGCCAAAGACCATTTTGTTTACACCATAAGATAGTAAACGTGCTGCCGCATATTGATAGTTTGGATTGTCTAAACTAATAAGATCGTTTGCGCTACGTACTAACACTTCTTGAATCTCAGCAGTACTCATGCCATCGTAAAATTGTAAATTGGCGTTCATTTCAATTTGACTTGAACTCACACCGGCTAAGTTTTCACATGCATGTTCCACAACTTTGTGGATCTTATCAATGTTGAGTGATTCTTTAGTGCCGTCACGCTTGACGATCATTGTTCCATTAGACATTTCTTTTCCTCTTTGTTATTTGATATTTAGTGAAGTGGAGGCATCTTATATTCAAGTTCAGAGTAGACGGTTTGTGGTAAGTCTTTTCTATGAACATAGGAATCTCCGTTGAATCCAACAACAAAATTATCTATCATTAGTAGGTAATGAGTGTCTGAGTTTTTGTTGTCGCGTGTTATGTTTATCTCAAAATTCGAGGTAGATAAACGATCTGTTAACTGTAAAGAGTAACATATTGCAAGGATTTTTACAAATTTACAATAGACATTTTCCTCTAATAGTTGCCAAGGATCAGGCCATGTACTTTGTGTATATGGATCAATTGCAAGTGTAGTTAATGGTGCTTGATTATAGAAGTCGATTGCGGTTTGTATAGGGTCTTCGCAAATTTCTAACATATCTCTAAACTCACGCCAGAGAGACATTCTATCTTCAAATTTTTTGTCAAACATTAATTTTTACACATCATGCTTTTGTTTTTAATTTATAATGAAACTCTCCAACATCACTAGGCGTAGTGTTTCTTGCCTTAATTGATATAGTAGCTGTTCCATCGTCTACAGTATATTCAGCATCGAATGACAAATTATCAGCTTCGCTTTCTGTTCCTGTAAAATCAAAATCATCGGACAAATTGTACGTGTCATTTACAGGATCAACAATAATAGTCATCTTTCCCGAACGGTATGCTTGTATTATAGCAGATTTATACAAATAGTCAACCTCTAATGCACGAATTCCTTCAGCAGGTAGCTTAAATAATTTTGTAAACTCATTAAACTGCCCGATTGACAGTTGATGTGTGTAGTCTAGGTCAGTAATAACTGGACCTTTTACTTCTGGTACATATTGCATCGTTGTCCACTCTACATATGTATCATCTTGTGCCCAAGCCGGTGTACGGTTATTAGCTAAGATGTCTGTTCGTTCGAACCAATCTCCTTTTGAGGAGTTATACGAATTAGTAAAATCAATGACAGGATGAGTTATGTTAATATCTGTGCCTGCTTCATTACCAACTCTATAAAATTTATTGTTAAGACTTTGATTCTCCTTGCCAGCAACAATTTTAATTGCAGATTGGTAGATGCTATCAAATTTACATTTTGTAATTAAGTTATTGATTGGTCCTGTTAATTGTCCGTCAACACCTAATATAGTATCGAGTCCAAATGCAAAACCTTGCCACAATGTTTTAAACTCACAGTTTTGCCAAACGTTATCGATAATATCATTATTAGATTTAACTGCTGTTACAAAGCCTTCAACATTAACATTAGTAAATGTATTCCTTTTTGTATTAACTGTTGTGCTAAGAGCTGTTAGTTCAATTCCGTTTACTGTGCCATCTACTGCATCACCTAAACTATATGAACCAGTAATTTTTATGTTACTAAAGACACTGTCAACACAACTTTGTAACGCAAGTCCTGCGCCTGCTGTTGATTGAATACTTAAACCGTCTAATGTAATATTTCTTGCTTGATTTAGTGTTGTACTAGTTGAATCAGGTGCAGGAGTGCCCGGAATACTTGTATCGTTTACTGTTTTAAATGCTGGAAATGCACCTGATATAAAGATTGTTTTATCAGCGCCTGCACCTTGTATAGTACAGTACGGGGGTAAGTGTAATGAATCAGATAGTGTATACGTGCCTGCTTCAATATGCAAAACTACTCTAGACTGCGAAGTGCCTTTGTTTGATGGATTTAAAAATAACTGATCAATTGCTCGTTGAAGAGATGTTGTTTGATCTGATCCGTCACCCGAAGCTCCAAAAGAACGTATGCTTACTCTATCATCTAATCTAGCTTGCAGAGTTCTTAATACAGGTGCGTTAGTAGATGTGCCTGTCGTAATATTTAAATCTTTTCTATACGTATATGTGTTTGCAAACTCGAATAAGTTATCATGCTCACTTAGCAGTTTTGTGTTGCCTACATATGGCGAGCCTTCTGATACTGCACCATTTCCAATAAACAGTTCTTGTGTATCAACAGCCCATCCAAGTTCGCCGCTTGCTAATTGCGGTAAACCTGTACCTTGATTCTTTTGTCCTCTACGAACTTGTATTCTTGATATTTGAACAACAGCCACTGAGTGTCTCCTACATTGTAATTATATGTATTTATTCAATTAAGGAAGTTGTCTGCGTTGTCTTAAACGATCAAAACCTTTTATCCTTTGTAGTTCTTTCCGTTGTAGTTGTTCACCGTCTTCAAAGTCATATGTATAATCTTCTATAATTTCTAGAGGCTCACCTACACCTTCTATGTAGTAGTCTTGTTCTTCTAATTTGCCTCTTGGTGCATTATCACACTTACTATCCTCGCAGTTAATAAGACTTACATCATATCTTACACGGTTAAGATGATAGGCTGCATCAGCATAGTCACGATATCCTGCTGGATCGTCCCAAGGCGCCCATGATCTAGGATCATTTCCTCGTATAAGATCACCGTACATCTCACCACAAGTAAGTTTAGAATTGTGATGTCCTCTTTCACCTGAATCGTATGACATTATATCTGGAAAACTTCTACCACACAGCGATTCCCATCCATGACCAAACTCACTCCAAATGTATCCACTGTTTGCGTAAGCACGATTCTCAGGACCATGTGCTAATCCTACTGAGTGTCCTATTTCATGTAGGTCAGTGTATGCACCACATCTAGATAAACCCACAGGAGCTACGTTAGAGTTTTCCTGAAAATATCTGTTCACATATGCACATCCGCACGTATTCGGGCATACAGATCCTACACCTATACCAACGTCTGCATTAGTTTGAGTTCGAACAATAGATTTGAGACCTCCACTACCATGATAGTGCATACGGCCTACGTTGCCTTCCTTGAGTACATAACGTATGTGTATACCCGATCTTTCATACGCTTCGTTATAGGTGTTTACAGTTTTTTGAACTTTGTCCCATTCTGCTGATCCTTTTTCAAACAGTTCTGTAATGTGTGATTGATGATAATTCTCATCTGAAGATTCCTCGCTATCGTAAATAAAGTATGCAAGTTCCCATTCTACAATTTGATCGTCATCTTCGCCATAATAGATATATCCTTGTGTAGGCCCACTGTAGGCATAGCCTTGACAATCTGGTGCATAGCCAGTGCTGGCTTTACCACATCTAGGTTCTTCTAAAATAGTAAACTGTATTTCCTCACGTCCAACTGTAACAATACCTTCTCCTGTTTGTCCAGCACCATAGACTAGTATGTCATTGCCTCTGCGTTCTATGTGTCCTAGTGTTGTTGAAGCATGAACCATACCCCACGGCTCTTCACGTCCTAAAAAGTCTGTGTAGATTACGTTTATCACAGCAGGTTTAAACCTGTCACCCTCTGCTTTCTCTAACTCTAACACTAGTGTTGGCGGTTCCCATCCACACTCTACAGACTGGCTATCCTTTTCAGAATATGTTCCGCCTTCGCCATCAGCATATTGGAACCATTTGACACCAGGATAACTTTTAGAACAACCTTCGCGTAGCAGTGTGCCTGCTTCTGGAACAGGCGGCATATAACCACATTGTTCTGACTCTAAGTATAACATTGTTGTGCTGCCGCCTACACCGTCGGCAATCTCTTCTACTAAAGTTGTGCCGTTACAAGATGTGCCAAGGACAGTACCTTGCTCTGGATGTGTTGGAGGTTCAACACTGCACCAAGATGATAAAACTCCGTAGAGGAAAAGGGCGTTACAGATATCAATAAACATAGCAGACTCCTTGACTTGCTTATGTCACAGCACATGATACCACCGTAAGTCTGCTGTATTTTTCTATTTAGGGATTAATTATCCGTGTTTCTCATAATACTGTCTGCATCTATTCCACCATTCTTGTTCCCACTCTGCGAACTCGTCTGGCCATAGATCAAACTGTTGGTACTGTAAGTCTCGGCTGCACATGAAGATATGTCCTTCACGTATATCTGTGCCGTGTACTTCGTTGTGTCCTAGTGCATAGGCTGTAAGTTGTAGATAATAATCTTCTACCCATTCAGGCTTCTTAGGCTTGTTAGTTTGCTTGAAGTCCATAATACAAGGATTGCCTTTGTATTGTCCTACCAAGTCAGTTGTGCCTGCAAAGATACCAGGAACATAAAGTGGAACTTCACTGCCCCAGATTTCATCTACATCGCCCATAGCTTCGTCACGTATAACACATGCCATTTCATATGCTTGCTGTGCATATGGATTGCTGCCTGCGCTTTCTGTCCATACACCATTATCAACATAGTCTTCAAGATACTTGTGCATACGTGTACCAACGCCACTTGCTTCAGTAACAATCTCTTGTGCTTTCTTTTCACCTACACGCTTCTTCCAAGCAATGAGATGACTCATGTCTTTGGTTCCGCTGAGGATAGTTGTAACACTTGCTACTGGAGGGTGACCTGGTGCTGCATAACGGCGCTTGCCATCTACTTCAACACGTTTTAGTCGTTCGTATTTGTACTTCTCTATAATTAAGCTCATACAACAAGTATAACATCAAAGATCTGTTAAGTCAACCGCATTTTTGGCCATATTTCCCACTGTGTCGCTTGGACGTCCTGGATTGCCTGGCACTGCTCCTGCAACATCATCAACTTCACTTTGTTTGAACTCAATCTTTTCTTGATCAAAGTTAGTTACTAGTTGTTGTAGTCTTGGATCAGAATCATATGCTGCTTTGAACGTTTCATAGTCAAAGCTGCCGCGTCCTTGATTCTGCATAAATTTGTCTAGTTTAATCATAGATAAAGCGGCCACTCCGGCCGCTTTTTGTTGACGTAATAAACGATAAATGTAGTCTGAATCTACACCTTCATTTACTTTTTTTTTGAATGGTCTACGCTCTCACGCTTTTCTCTGCCAGCTTCTTCTTCGCCGCCAGCTGCTGGATCTGCTGCACCAAATTCGTCGTCCATGTCCATGTCATCTGCAGGAGCGTCCATGTCGTCAGTTGGCTCCATGTCCATATCCATGTCCATATCATCTGCACCCATTGTGTCCATTGGCTCAGCTTCGCCTGTTAGTTGACCAACACCTGATGTTAATGAACCTCGTGTGCTTTCCATTGCTGCATACATTGCTTCAAGCGCAGGCTTAACTGTAGAAGTAAATGTTTCACTTGCTTCACTACCCATTTCATCACGGATAGCATCTGCTAATTCTAACATTGATTCAGTTTGCATTTCAGCTGTGTCTTCCATCCAACCAGTAACACGGTCGACCATATCTTTTGCTGCCATAACAAGCTCTGCTTTATCTTCTTCACCTTCGTTAAGAGATTCAATTGCTTCGTCAATTGCAACAGCAACATCGTCACGTTCAGAAAGTGCAGCATTTAAAACATCTAGGAATAATTTGTTTTTTGAATACTCATTTGTCTGAACGCCGTCATAGCTTTCAGTAGTTTCTACTTGACTAAGCGTTGTTCTTATTTTATTACGAGCATCTTGTAGTTGCTCAGTTGTAAACTGCTCGACATCAATCTTTGTGCCAAAGCGTTGTGCAAGACTCTCGTTGAGTGTCTTTGATGTTACTGGTTTGCTAAATTCTCTAATGTTCATTGATTCTTTCCTAGATGAATGTTTTATATACTTATATTTATCATTGTCCAAAAATAAATCTATCTAAACTGTTTCTTAGTTTTGAAGATTCTTCAAGTGCAATGTCTAATCTGTTCTCTCTTATTTGTATTTTAGACTGATCTTTGCTTGTTTTTATAATATGTTTAAAAAATACCGCATCATTATAATGTTTTGCCATATCATTATCAATCTTTATAACTTTATCAAGTACATCGTTGTTACTTGCAAGGTTCTTTGCTATTGCAATTGCTGTAGATTTAAATACTGTGCGTGTAACTTGTACGTTATCCTTTGCATTATATATCAAATACCCATTGCGACTCTTGCGAATTACGATGTGTTTAATTCTTATACTATTTCCTTTTGCATAAGGAATGGCAACGTCTTCGAGACCCTTGTTTACAATCTCATCTAAATCTTTTATTATTTTTTCAGAGTACATTTGGCAACACCATAACAGATCCGTTGTATAGAACTTTACTTATTACACTTTTACGAATGAGATTATTAATTATGACTTGCTCGCGTTCTGGAAAAGACGTTAGGGGTCGAGGCCGACTGTCGTCTAATGCTTCCAAAAGTTCACGTTCTTCATTAGTCATGTAAACTTTAACATCAAAGGTTTTTATAAGTTCATTTAACTTCATAATGTTCGTAACTGTGATTGTAATTGTTTCAACTGTTGTTGTGTTGCTTTAATTTGTGCTTGAATTTGTTTCTTTTGTTGTTGTGCAGCTTTTCTAGCTTCTGGTGAGTTTGGATCAGGTTGCCCTATAGTATTGTCTACGCCTGCTTGTTGGGCATTCATTTTTGACATTTGTTGTTTCATTTGCCCTCCTGATACGCCTGAGGCACCTTGTTGATCTGCTGGAGTTCCTACTAGTTCATCTACTCTCATCTTGCACCTCTACGCTTCCTAGGTTTAATCCTACGTCTACCTGTATTTAATCTTTTCAATTTATTTGTAGTAGGACTTGTTCTAGTTGTTCTACTACGTTTAACATCTATAGTAGATGCTTTTGATCTACGTGTTTTCTTTAATTGATTGCTCTTCTTAACATTCATTGGAGCATTGCAGGTTGCTGCCTTAGCAACAACCCTACCTTTGCGTGGACCACTAGTACAACGGTACTTGCGTGACGTATGACCTGTTCCACTTTTAGGCGTCTTCTTTGACCCGTGGCCAAATACTGTAGCGACACCTTCATCCACTTCAATAAAGAGCTCTCGGAGTTGCATTAGCGTCTCCTTTTATTTAGAGCTTGTACTCTTTTACTTGCTGGATTAATACGTTTTGTTTTACGTGCTTTACGTGCCATTCTTCCGCCTAGTCTTGCTTTAGTCTTTTTAAGAGTCATTCTTTTCTTTATGTCAGGAGCAGCAAAACATTGTGCCATTTTTGATACAATTCGATTCTTGCGTGGGCCGCCAGTACAACGGTACTTGCGAACTACCTTCTTTCCAGAACGTGCCCAAGTTTGACCTTCATCGAGGTCCTGTTCATTTTGATCAATAAAAAACTCACGTAATAACATATAGTTATTTATCGTGAGCGGATTAGAATTTCATTAATATGACAACTACTGTGGATAGTAATCCTGCAACAACTGTTCCTGCTGTACCTACTAGTACTTTAGTAACTGATGTTTGTCCAACTTTGATGTCTTGATGTATTTCTTTGAGGGTACCTTCGACTGTAGATAGTCGGTTGTCGAGGTTAGCGTAACGTAAGGCGCACAGATCAACGTGTGCTTCAAGGCTTGTTTTTTCTAAATCTGTTGTCGGTGCTGTTGGCATTCATAACTCCATGTATGGTTAAAGTAAACTCGTAGTTGGCCTTTTATAATGTGTTAGTTTGAATGCCTAAAAAGTGTATTATTATTTCTGTTACAGTTTTATTTATCCGATATAATAAAATTAATATTGTTTTTGTCAGGATTTTTGGTAATAAAATGAGGTATTTCTAAAACAACACTTTCTTGTAATCCTCCAATAATAGGTATTAGATCAAAGTCGTTTTCAAGTGTTTCTATATCTAATGCTGCTTCATACTCTACATCAAACGTATATTTCCATACAGTTTGTTTTGTTTTATATACTTTGCCTAGTCCTAATTTAGAAGGTATTTCTTTAATAGTTTCCGGTGGCATAACATATGTTGGGTTAACCCTCAATCCAATAGTTTGCATAACTGTAAGATAGTTCTGTTGTTGTCTATGCTTTATTAGATCTTCGCCGCGACGACTATTGGTTTCTGTTATGTCAACTAGAGTATGTATTATAAAGCGCATACTATACTTATGGTCATAAAAAAAGAGCCCACATAAATGTGAGCTCTTTGTGTGACGCCTGTCCGCGTTTCACGATACCTAAGGTAGTTAGGATTTAGTCTTCAAACGTTGCTACTAATGCTGCTGTTACGCCTGTTACACCGCGGTATGCTGCGCCAGGTGTTAATACGCCTGTGCCTTGTACTGCAACGTGTGCAACGTCTGCTGATGTGTGATCAACGCCTGCAATTGTTACTGCATCGTCTGTACCTGCAACGCCGCCAGCTGTCATTGCTTCTACTACTGCGTTAAGATCTGCAATTGCTGTTGTTGTGATTGCTGTTTTTGAAAGCGAGATAATACGTGTTACTGGACCTAGTCCGTTACCTTCGATTACATTTACGCCGTTTACTTTAGTTACTGCTGCCATTTTATTTCTCCTAGATTCTCTAATGGCAAGTTAGACCTCTTCTAACTTGTATAAAGTATTTATCAATTTAGGAGATTTTTGTGGTTATATTAGCGTTTTTTAGCTCGTTGTTGAAGGGCTCTTAGCTGTTGTACAAACGCAGGGCCGCCTTGTACAATGTCATCTATTGCTTTAATTGCTGGCATGTATGCTTGAATCATGCTTGCAGATGCTGCTTTATTGTTCTTAGCTTGCTCTAAAAACTTCTTAGTCAATGCTAAATTACCTGTGCCAACTAGATAACGATATAGTGCTAATTCATCACCTGTAGTTGCAATATCAGGTGTAGATACAGTTGGTTCTGGATCTATAACACTTGCTTTCTCTAGGTCTTTAACTGCTGCAAACTTTTCAAAGTCTTCAATTATATCTGAGTTTCTTAGTTTAGCCCTAACAGCAAATATTAAACGTGTTGATACTAGACGCTTTTCTGCTTTAGTTAAACGAGGAAAGTTAGCTATATTCCTACGTATTGCTTTGTAATCTGTATTAGATATGTTAAGTGCGCCTTCGATTGCCATTAACATCTTTCCAGGAGTTATAGGATTAGCTCCTTGCGCTAATGCCCGAAGGTATCTATTAATAGCTGCAATTGGTAGCTTAGTATTCTTCTTAAGAAGTTTAGCCTTGTCCGGATCTTTAAGTTTATCTTGAGCACTATCATCCCCTACTAGGAAATAGATAAAGTTATATAGGTCAGTGCCCATTATACGATAAAATTTATAAAGATCAAAGCCAATAGTTTTCTTTGCGTATCGTTGTACATATCCTTTAAAGTCTGGATAGTTGCGCATTGTTTCAAATACTAAAAGCATAAGGTACATACGTTCGCCACAGTCAGTATACGTTAGACGTTGTGAGCTGCCATTGTCTTTGGTCATGCGTGACTCGTGCAAGTCTTTTAAGAAAGAAAATGCAACTTCAGAGTCGGGAGTCATTTCATGACCACCTTCAATCTCTGCCCACTGTGCTGCTGTATACTTTTCAGACATTATTAGCCTTTAGCATACATTTTTGCATCGCGATCAATCTCGTCATCGCTTGGACCTTTGTCATCTAACTCGTCATCATCTTCTGGATCTGCTGACGGTTCAGGGTCGGGCATAGCAACTTTACGGGCTTGTTTAGCTTTAGCCATAATGTCATCTAATTCATCTTTAGATACACCGGCTTTCTTAAGAGCTTCACCTGGAGTCTTTGCTTGTCCATCTGGTAATTCAGATAGCATAGTTCCTAGCATACTTGCTTTGTTCCATACTTCATCATCTGGCCATTTTACACCAGACTTTGGTTCTAGTGCGTTTGTAATCTGTTGTCCAAGTCTACGAACGCCGGCTAACTTTTCTGCATTAGGGTCGTAAATTGAACTTCTTGGACCTTCTGTTACTTCATTGATCTTCATATCTATTTCCTTTGGTTGTTTTTAATTTGGTTGCCATCTAGTACGTGGTACTAGTTTAGTTTTACTTCCAAGAGCCACGTAACCTTCGCCACCCTTCTCGCCTTTTGTTGTTGCCTTAACGTCTGCATCAGCATCGTCTAATTGATCTATGATATGATCTTTAGCAGACATAATTTGTTTTACAAGATTAAAAATAGCAGGTAGTGCTTTAGGATTACTTTGACTCATTGCTGCTAATCTTTGCTGCTGTCCTTGACTTACTTTTGATGTTTTGAGCCAATCAAAAAAGCCTGACTCTATATTTTTTATTTGTTGTGTTCGAGTCATGTGATTCATATATGTATATATAATTCCTGCAGGATTACTTAAACCTTTTTCACCTGCTAAGAATTGATCAATTGCTTGTGCATTTTTTTCTGCGTAGGCTCTAATACTTTTTACTTCTTTTGTATCTACTTTTGGTTGGTGTGTAACATAAGTTTGTCCTAACACCACTGCATCTTGCGAGTTAAGTTCTTTTACATCCTTAATAGGAGTGCCTTGTTTGCTCCCCCAACTGTCAAATTTTGTGTGAACTACTACACCAACTTTTGAATTCGCTATGCGTCCACCGAGTTGGCCCTTTGTATCTACTGTGTATTTGACATTGTTGGGTTCAAACTCTACTGCACCTTTAGTTACAGTAAAGGGTTTACGTGGACTGTATAACAAATCACCGTATACATATCCTCTAAAGTTTGGAGGTGTAGCTGCTTTCATTATGTTAAAAACTTCTGCCATCTCTTCACTAAAGTCTTCGCGCCAAGGCTCTTCTTCTACACCTTTGCCTGAGCTTCTAATAAAATTCATAAGATTCTCTGCGCTTGTTGATTTATTACGGCCCCAGCCGTTCTTGCCAACAAGTACAAACTCTCCATCTGGCTCGCGCCCCCAATAGATAGTAGGGTTGCCGTCCCATTTGATTGCGATATCGCCTGAGTCACTGCCCATCTTTTCTAAGATGTCAGCAGCTTCTAATGCTCCAGCTGAACCTTTAACAAATACAAGATCCTCTAGGTGTTGATATTCTCTACCTACCTTAGCTTCTGTGAGTTGATTACCTGTGTCTCTGTCTTTGTCCTTGCAGATGCAAGGCTCGGTGTAACACTTTTGACAGAACCAGGTTTCTTTTAATACTTTAAACTCTGACCATCTCATTTTACAAAACTTCCTGATACCATTACAGTACTGTTTAACAATACTCCGCTTAGTTCTTTAATACGATCAAGTTGTTTATCTTCTAGTGTTTTAGATTGTGACTCAGGAACTTCTTTACCTGCTTTCTCCATCGCTTCTTTCCACGGAGCAATCAGTTCTTCGTAGTTTGGATCTTTCTTTAAATATTTAAGCATACTTTCAACAGTATGTGTATCAGTTTCTTTTGCACCTTTACCTAACAACGCTGGTGCAATTGTTTTCCATGTATCAGCAATAACTTTGTCGCCTTGCTCTGGGTCAACTAATCCAAACTTAGGACTAAATTTTAAGCCTCTGCCTCTAGCAATTGCTGATAACAAGATAGCTCTGTCCTTGCCTGAATATTGTTGTGTTCCACCACGCTTGGCTCCACGCTGAAAGTCAGGATTAGATGTAAACATAAAGTCAGTCTGCACAAAGCCATTCTTAGAATTGCCGTCAATAGGTGTACGGAAGTGAATTTGGTCTCCTGCGTTATGTATCCAGCCGTCTGTCTTCCCTCTGCCTTGATTCATAATATCTGCTTTGTCAACACCTTGTGTTGCAAGCCATGCACTTAGTTTAGCAATCAATTGTTCTTTGCTTACTTTGTTTGCATCTGTGTTTAGATCTAAGTCGCCTGAACTATTCTTTTCAAACGCTCCGTCTGGATCATTCTTTTTACCTGTTGTACCTAACCAATCTTCTTCGTCAAAGGTCAAGCCTGTAATCTTTTCAATAAACTGAATAGTAGGATGTACATCCTTTGTAGCAATACGTTGAGTCAAAGGACCTTGTGGTGTTTTAAATACGTTTCCGCCTTCGTTAAGTATTGTCATTGTTTTTGTTCTCTATAATTTTGTTTATGCTGCGACGGAACTTACGGGGATCTCCCGATCTAATACTATTAATAAAACGTCTTTCAAGTTCAGAAGCAGTTTCCATATCAAATTGTTCGTGAATTCTGCTTAAAAGATTAATAGAACTTTCTATAATATTATTAGCAGTAGACTCAATCAAACGCTCGTTGTCGCGAGTCCCGTGGACACTGTTAAGTTCTTCTAAAATTGATCTAGTACGTTTTTTCATGTTTTCCATTCCTATGCAGTATTTAGTGTCTTAACACATATAAATATTATAACATCGAACGGAGAAAACAATGACAAGCGGTATTAAGGACATTGACTTCAAAAAACGTTCTCTTTTATTTGCTAGACTATCCAAGATATCTTATAATAACATCAAAGTAGCTAAAAAGCAAGCGGAAAGATTAGGTTTCACTGAAGTAGAATTTTATAACAAAGACGGTGCGCAAGCATATCGTTTTATGAATGACACAGATATAGTAATTGCGTGTCGCGGAACACAACCTACACAATTTAACGATATTGCAGCAGATTTAAAAGCAATGCCTGTCGTTGCTGAAACTGTTAGTAGAGTTCATAGAGGATTTAAAGCAGAAGTAGATGAACTGTGGCCAAGAATAATGGCAGACCTAATGTCAAAGCAACCTAAGCAAAAACTTTGGTTCTGCGGTCATAGTTTAGGAGCTGCAATGGCAACTATAATGGCAAGTCGCTGTCACTTTAACACACGTTTGCCAAATCCAGAGGAATTATACACTTATGGTTCACCAAGAGTAGGTTGGAAAGGTTATGTTGTCCATTTAGGTGTCGTACACCATCGTTGGAAGAACAATAATGACATTGTCACTACTGTTCCTTATAAATGGATGGGTTATACACATCATGGCGAAGAACACTATATGAATGCATATGGCAATGTTCGCAATTTGACTAGGTGGCAGCGTGTTAAGGATCGCTGGCGTGGTATGTGGATGGGAATAAAGAGAGGAAAAATTGATAACTTTTCTGATCATTCTATAGATAATTATATTCTTTATCTTTCATTATTTGCAAAGGGTAAAGAAAATACACAACACTAGTCAAGAGAAAAGGTTGTGCCGTCGAACACAACCTTCCTTGTTTGTTACATTCCGTTTGGTAAAATTATGTAATGTATAGCAAGAACTAGTGCAACACTTGCACCCAATCCTACCATCATCTTACCAAAGTCCTTTGCTACTAACGGAAACACACTCTTGGTTTTCTTCTTGCCAAAGTATGTTGCCATAGCCAACTCACGTCCTGCTAACAAGCCTACGAACACCCATGTTGTACTCATTGGAATGTCATTCAGCTCTTTGAAGAAGTACAAGCACAACCAATAGAACAAGTCAATCAACGTTGCACTACGCACGTATCTTGTGTTGTGTTTCTCTAATACAATCTGTTGGATCTTGCCGCCACGTTCTTTAAACATAAAGAACAAGCCGCCTACAAACACTGCGCTGACTAGGAACATTAGGTCCAGTGGAACTTCACGTGGAAGGAACACTGCAATGTTTGCCATGTCATGACTCAGCCATGTCCACCACAGGCCGCCTGTTGCTACCCATTGAGCAATGCGCCAAAACTTCTTGTTGCTTTCTGTGACAGGTGCTGTCTCATCATACCATTTGCCAAAATATTTGTGTATTGCAAACCATACTACATATGCAAAGCCTGCTGCTACACCATAGCCCATGATTGATTTCATAAGCATCTTCTCCAACACAAAGGTTGAAGCAAATACCGATAGCACTAAGAAACTTGTGCTAACTGGTACGCCCATCCTTGTAAGTGCTACAAGAATAGCAGGTGCGGCTGCGTGATACCATTGTACCTCTTGCCATGGGATTTTGTTTAGTCGTCCATAACTGATGTCTCCACCATTTACATGCCAGCCATACCATAATGTGGCTAACAGTACAGCGGATGCTGCAATCCATAATGTTTTGTAGTTGAATCTCTCATTGTTTGATGCCATCCATGTACCGAGAGTTTGTACTGAATCATTTGCGATAACCGCATAAGCGGCAAATAGGAACCCGGTCAGGCTCCATAAGGTGAGTGCGTCCATTGTTTTCTCCTCTGCTTGATGTCTTTACCACATCGCTCACATAGTCAAGAAGGCTCGACGTTGCCTTCGTGTTTATAGTACTACAGGTTTGTTGTACTGTCAATATTTAATTGAATAATGATTACATACAGATTACACTCATGGTATTAACTACAAACATATCGTGTATGCATAAAATACATACCAAAACGCTCAGGTATGTAGCTTGTGCATGATAAATAAAAGCGTTACAATAAGTAATGGTTGACATACACCCTGTAAGATGCTATTATATACAAACGTAACGAAGAGCGGCTTCAGCTCAGAAAAAATGAATGGCACTGGGAAAGACTAGGGCGTGTCTTACGCCATACAACAGACTGCACAGCCGGGGAAGTTCCGGGGTTAGTTGATTCCTAAAATCACACACACATATATACAAAGGAGAATGTAGCAATGACTACGTTGACAATGGCGGCTGGTTACAGCCTTTCAGGAGTAGCGAACTGGATCAAAAAAATAAACGCTAAAATGGCACACAGAAGATCTGTGCGTCAAGCAGTAAAAGACCTTTCATCACTATCAGACTATGAACTAAATGACATTGGTATTTCCCGTGGAGATATCCGTGCTGTTGCTAATGGTGATATCACTATGAAAAGAGGTATCCAAGTCCACACAGATGCTAACACAAACCTCAAGGGGTGGGTGTAATGGAAGCTGTAGGTGAGACAACTATTAAAATTAATCCTTTCAAAGCAATTGGCAAAACTATAATTGCAATTTGGATTGGCTTCATTGCATTTGGCGAGTCAGCAGGCAGAGCAAGAGCTGCCGCTGAATTAAGTCGTCAAGGCTATCACGCAGAAGCAAAACGTTTAATGTTAGAGAAACGCTAATGTGGAAACGTTTTATTAAAGCAATGGAATATAGAAGTTATTGTATGGCAATTAGAGAATTGCGTACAAAAGGTTTGTACAAAGAAGCTCAAAGAATTTCTGAGTTCAAACACAACATGTATAAAACATCATAGGAGTTAAAAATGAATAGGTTAAGAAATGCAATTAAGAATTGCGATGGACAATTTTGCGATCAGATTATGGAAGCGGCGCTTGCTATAACTGTATTCAGCATCATGTACATATCTATTGCGCAAATGACTGCGTAGTAATATGACGCTGGTCCACTACAAGCCAACCTCTACGTCTGACTATTTTGCATACGGCTTTACTAAAAGTATGCGATGGTTTGCGGATACGTTCTTCCGCAAGCGTTATGGACATAGAGCAGTTGTATTAGAAACAGTAGCCGCAGTGCCAGGAATGGTAGGCGGCATGTGGACGCATCTTAGAAGTTTGCGTAAACTACGCCCTGGATATGGGCCACTAATCCGTACCCTACTAGCAGAAGCAGAAAATGAACGTATGCATTTAATGACGTTCATTGAAATTGCAAAGCCTAATTGGTTTGAAAGACTGCTCATACTGGTTGCACAAGTTATATTCTGGCATGTATACTTTATAGTATTTCTTATATCGCCATCTACTGCACACAGAATAGTAGGTTACTTTGAAGAAGAAGCTGTGTATTCGTACACAGAATATCTTAATGAGCTTGACGAAGGGCGCATTGAGAATGTTCCTGCACCTAGAATTGCAATTACGTATTGGAACTTAGCGGATGATGCTAGGTTGCGTGATGTAATTCTAGCTGTTAGAGATGACGAAGCAGGACATAGAGATGTTAATCATTATATTGCTACATACGGCAATGTAAAGGTTGACAAGTACTAAATAATACGTTATATTAATAACACTACACACAGACACACAAGGAGAAATATTATGTCAAAAGTAGAAACTACTTACGGTGAAACTATCTTGAAACAAACTCAAGAGATTGCAGATATGTTCAAGCAAGCAATGCCAAAAGTCACAACAAACAAAAACGGTTATGAGATTCGTACCAAAGTGCTAGAAATGGCGCAGAACAATATTTGGAACGACTACCACGCTAAACTAGGACAGTTTGAAACAACTGTTGCTAAGGACGGCGACGAAGTTGTAACTACAGTAAAAATGCCTGAAGTACCAGGTGCTGATGCTGTATTAGAAGCGGCTGAAAAGTTTTACGAGTTCGTAAACGGTAAACCAACTAAATAATTATACACAAACAACCTTAAAGAATAAAATGCAGCATAGCTGTAAATAACTATAAGAGAGTATTTGGCAAGCCCGGGTTAGGAAACTAGCTCGGGCTTAATCTTGATTAAAAGATAATACTATAAGCAAGAGCATCGTCGTCCGATACGCCGCCTGCTGCTGCAAGTTTACCTTGTACGTCAGTTAGGTCAGACACGTCAGGTTGATCTGCTAGATCATTATAACTGCCTGATGTTGCTACTGTTGCAAGATCAGCTGTGTTTGCTTTGAGCGCAATATTTCCGTTCAAAGTAGTTAAAAAGTCTGCATCATCGCCTATAGCATCTGCTAGTTCACTTAGCGTATCTAGTACAGCAGGAGCATCTCCTACTAGATTTGATACTGCTGTTGATACTGCGCTATCTGTTTCTGTTTTAGTATATACATCTGTAATGCCATATCCTGCTACAGTAGTAGGTGTTGTTGTTAGATCACCAAACGCAACTGATGTTAGATAACTTTGCAGATCACTTATTTGACTCTCTGTAATTAATAGAGCAGCCTGGTGTGTAGTAACATCTGATTCTGTAACTGTATAACTCTGTAATGCTGTATCAGCTAATGCACCTTGGGCTGCTGTTGCTGCATCTGTTATTCCATATCCTACAAGTGTCGTAGGTTTACTAGTTAAATCTGCAAATGCTACTGTTGTAAGATATGTACCAAAGTCACTAATTTGACTTTCTGTTATACTTAGAGCTGCTTGATGAGCAGTAACTTGTGCTTCAGATACTGCTGTTAGATAACTTTGCAGATCGCTTATTTGGCTTTCTGTTATACTTAGAGCTGCTTGATGGGCAGTTACCATACCTTCTGTAACTGTAAAACTTTGTAGTGCGCTGTCTGCTAGTGCGCCCTGTGCTGATGTAGCAGCGTCTGTAATTCCATAACCAGATAGTGTAGTAGGTTTGTTAGTTAAGTCAGTATAGTCTCCGCTGAACAATGCAGGAGTATCAGTTAGATCAGTATAGCTTCCGCTGAATAGTGTAGGCTTGCCTGTTAAGTCTGCATATGCTCCACTAAAGGCAGTCGACGCTAGTTGATATACTGTTAAGTCGGGCAGATTAGTTAGATCATTATAGTTTGATGTACCTCCTCCGCCACCGCCTCCACCACCTAACAAACTACCTGTGTCTGTTAGGTCACTTACATCTACAGGTATATTTGGCTTGCCAGTTAGGTCAGCATATGCTCCGCTGAATAAAGTTGGTAAGTCTGTAAGATTATTATAACTAGGTGTGCTAGTAATTGCTACGCCGCCAACTTTACTTCCAGAAGGTAAATCAATGCCGCCTCCTGAATTGCGGCTTATTTCTGCTGTACCTAAAAAGATTGTATTGCCGCTAAGATATAAGTCACGGAATTTTTTAGAAGTGCTACCTAAATCAATTAGTTCAGTTGTACCAGGAATAAGATTTGAAGTTATATTTGATGGATTAAACAGTGTAGGAGTATTAGTTAAAGAGTCATAGTCGCCATCAAAAACAGTTTCATCTACAAACTCAATTGCACTTGCTTGTGCATTTACTTTTAGATATTTGCCACCATGTCCACTGAAAGAACCAGGTGTATCTAAGAGTTGTCTAAATGTACTTGCTCCGCCTTCTCCGCCCCCAGAACTTAGAGGTATTCCTCCTGGTGTGGCACCATCTGACAGGCGCATAACGCCATCGTCAATGTCAAAGAATATATTGCCGTCTTCTCCTACAAAATCATTTACGCTGATTTTGACTAGACCGGCTTTGATTTTGCGGACCAATCCCAACTAGGTGCCCTCCTATAATACAACTGTATTTATTTGGTTAAGCCGGCTAATGCTTTGATGTTATCGAGATTATCTTCTTGATCAGTAGTTTCTTCTGATCCTTCGTCGTCATCGTCAAGTAAAGTGTCAATATATGGACTTTCTTTACCTTGTTCTGATTTAGCAAGTTCAATTTCTTGCTGTGGAGGTGATAACATTACTGGATTTTGATCTAAATCACTATCATCTTTTTTAGTAGCATCCTTACCTGCTACGTTTACACGAGGTTTGTCACCGTCTAGGTCAATTGTGATTGGAATGTTTATTGTGATTTCATCTATGCGCATAATGTATTTACCTAATTAGGGAGTGCCTGCTGTATTATCTACTAATAAGATATCAAACGTGCAAGTATAACGTCCGTTGTTTGCAAGAGTGTGCATACGGGCATCAATGTCTGACTTCTCTGGAAATGATTGTGGAATAGGATATTCCAACTGATACGGGCCGCCGCGGCCAACTACTTCAGCAACGTGCCTAATGGCAAACGATCCAGTGCCACCTTCTCTAACCATTAATTTGAATTCGCCTGTTGCGTCATCCTGTGCTGTAACATCTAATCTCATCAAGTAACCTGTGAAGCCCGCAGGTACAGTATAGATAGCCATCAGTGTTTGACCTTGATTCTCTAGTATCTTTGCCACAGTCACATTAGTCTGTGTTTGTATTAATATACGAGCAGTTGTATTAACATCAAAGCCGCCGCCGTTTTGATATCTTGCTCTGTAGATTCTTTTGTAAGGATTGACTGTTGTTGCTGTTGAACCTGATATGGTTACAGTTTCAGTCTGTATTTCATAGTTTTCATCTAACCCTTGTATCTCTACTGTGTCACCATCTAAGTCTGTGTTGAGATTGTTTTCATTGTTTGGTTCAGTGACTTTGATATTCAACGCACCGTTGGCATCAATGTGTGCCCAAGGATAGATGGTATCGTTCTCGTCCCATATGGTTCCAACGGTGTTTATGCTCATAGTAGGAACAGCACCAAACTTGTGTACTTGGCCAAAGCCTGCTGGTAGGTTGATACTGTTGTAAATGTCTCCACCCACAGTTCTAATAACAGGTTGTCCTACACTGTTGTAGTCCATTGCCATTTCCAAACTGTTGGTGTTTGGCTCTGAACTGTGTGTGTAACTAGTTGAGTTTGGATTTAGATTAGGC